GCCCAGATAATGTAGAGCCTTTTTTTAGAGATCCAGAGGACGAGGATAGTTTAGCTTATAGAATAAGCTTACCTAAATACGGCCAAATAATAATGCCGCCGAAAGAAATAGTTCATATTAGAGGGTTAGGAGTCGGAGGTCTTAAGGGCTTATCCCCGATCGATTTAATGATGCAAACGATAGGCATAGCTACGGCTCAGGAGGAACATGCAGCTTCATTTTTCGGGCGTGGCGTAAGAGCATCCGGTGTATTAGAGCACCCAAATCGTTTAACGAAAGAAGCTGCTGATAGAATTCGAAACTCATTCGATGAATTATATTCTGGAAGCTCGAATTCATTCAGGACAATTCTTCTTGAGGAAGGTCTTAAATGGAATCAAGTCAGCATGACGGGAGAACAAAGCCAGACGCTTCAATCGAGACAATTTACGGTTACGGATATCGCTCGCTGGATGCGTGTACCTCCGCATAAAATAGGAGATTTAAGCCGTTCGACAAATAATAATATCGAGTGGCAAGGGCAAGAGGCTATAACGGATTCACTCGGCCCATGGTTCGCTAGAATCGAGAGTGCTTTACTCCGGCAATGCACTCCAGAGCGCGAATGGGAAGAAACAGTGATAGAATTTTTGGTAGATGCTCTGCTTCGTGGTGATATCAAAACAAGATACGAAGCTTATTCCGTTGCAAGGAATAATGGATTTTTGAATGTCGATGAGATTCGAGCGAGAGAAAATTTAAACCCCTTACCAGACGGGAAAGGGCAGATTTTTCTTGAGCCTCTCAATATGAAGCCAGTCGGAGAAGATCCTCCTGAGAACGATCCGAATCAAAATGACCCTTCAAACGATTCTCCGCCTAACGATCAGATCGACCCGTCGCCGGATCAAATAAATTCCTGGAAAATTGTTTTCGAGTCTCAAATTCAAAGAGCACTTCGAAGAGAGATAACAGCGCGAGGGCGTAAAAATTCTGACAACGGCAAAATGTTCGAATTTCTAACAAGCGAGCTCGAATCGTCCGTAAGAGCATCCTTAATTAGTTGGATTAGTTTATTACCTTCCTCCTCGAATAGGGAGCGAATGTTCAGTGATATTAAAACAGTGGTTCCAAATTTAATAAGCCGTTATGCGAACGATTGGTGCTTACGTTCCGAGGAAGGAAAAGAATCCTTCGAAAAATGGATAGATGACAAACGTTGGCAGCTAGAAACCGATTCATTAGTTAACTTAATAAATGAAACTTATCGAGGGATTAGAGATGGGCACAAAGCTTGAAGTTCGCACTTATCAGATAGAGGAAGTTCGTGCTACGGATGAAAATGGAGTTCGAAAGGTGGGCGGTTATGCCGCAATGTTCGACAAATTAAGCGAAGATCTAGGGATGTTCGTACCGCTCCGCGAGAAAATTCAGCGTGGAGCATTCGCGGATTCAGTAGCTAATGGGGATATCCGAGCATTTTGGAATCATAATCACGATATAGTTCTCGGCAGAAATAAAAATCAAAGCCTACGATTGCACGAAGATTCGAAAGGGCTCGCGTTCGATCTTACTCTCGCAGATACTCAGGCAGGGCGTGACGCTTTCACTCTTATTCAGCGCGGCGACGTTAGTTCTATGAGTTTCGGGTTTAGAGTACGTAAAGATGCTTGGGACCGACCAAAAAATACAAATGATCCGGTTATCAGAACATTAATAGACGTGGAACTTTTGGAAGTTAGCCCGGTAGCTTTCCCCGCGTATCCACAAACAGAAGTTCAAGCCCGTAATCTAGATGAAGCCATGGTTCGTGCAAAACTAGAGGAACTCGATAAAGCTGATGAAGTAATTGGGAAACCTGTCGGTGAATTTAGAACTCGACTCGCAAAAGCTGCCTTGAAAGCAAAGTTCTATTCCGATGTTTTATAAAAACATCTTGTAAGAAAACGAATTTATAGATAGACTCCGATTAAACCGAGAAAATTCGGGGTACGCGACCGTACCGAGAATTTATACTCAAATCCTACCCTCCAACCTCGCCGATGCGCGGTCACGGGAATCAAGAAACAAAATAACTGTTAAAAATATTCGTGTAACAAAGCACAGGAGATCGTACCATGCGAGACTTAAATGAACTCAATGAAAAGCGCTTGAAGCTCATAGCAGATATGCGCGGACTTATCGACGCCGCGCCAGAAGGAGTAATGAGCGCCGAAGATGAAAAGAAATATAACGATATGGATGCTGAGCAGGAAAAACTCGATGGCATCATCAATCGTGAGTACAAGCTACGACAGGTAGAACAAAAGCTTGATGAACCTTTGACCAAAAAACTTGCAGTTAATGCTTCTTCTGGCTCAGAAAGAGCAGCGGAAAAGCAAGTTGAACTTCGAACCAAGCTCTTCAGAAGTTATCTCATGTACGGGCAGGAAGCATTGTACCGAGATGAGTTTCGGGCACTTGCTGCGGGTTCATTAACTGAAGGTGGAGCGTTTATACCTCCCCAGCAGTTCATTGCGGACCTCATCAAGGCTGTGGACGATAGCGTTTATATGATGCAAGCGTCTACGGTTTACCGTCTTCAGGGAGCACAAACTCTCGGCCAGCCCGTACTTGATGCAGATCCAGCAGATGCAGATTGGACGACGGAGCTTGCAACTGGAAGCCTTGACTCTACAATGACCACAGGTCTTAGAGAGTTGAAACCACTTCCTGTTGCAAAGAGAATTAAGATCTCCAGAAAGCTTATCGCGAACAGCGCGGTGCCTGTAGAGACTCTTGTTCAGAATCGTCTCGCTTATAAGTTTGGAATCACTCTTGAGAAGGGATTCCTTACTGGTAACGGAGCAACAGCGCCTCTCGGTATTTTTACCGCGAGTACTTCCGGTATTCCTACCGGTCGCGACGTATCGACAGGAAATACAGAAACGGAAATTACTTTTGATGGCCTCATTGAAGCGCTTTATAGCCTCAAAGAGCAGTATCAAAGAAATGCGAGTTGGATGTTCCATAGACTCGCAGTTAAGATGATCCGTAAACTTAAGGATGGTGAAGGTCGTTATCTCTGGCAGCCTAGCGTTACTGCTGGCCAGCCAAATACGATCCTCGACCGACCGTATTTCCAAAGTGAGTATGCTCCTAGCACTTTCACTACTGGACTTTATGTCGGTGTCGTTGGCGACTTCAAGCAATATCATATTGCAGAAGTTACTGGTACACTCGAAGTACAGCGTCTTACTGAGTTGTATGCAGAAACGAATCAGATCGGTTATATCGGACGCATGGAAGCGGACGGAATGCCGGTTCTCGCCGAGGCTTTTGCTCGTGTAAAGTTACTTTAATTTATTTTCTAAAGGAGAAAAATCATGAGTAATAAGCTAGATATTCACTCACAATTCAGCGCAGTTCGGGCACTTTCGCCCGTGGCGCTTAGTAATAATACAGCTATGGTCAGTCAGACGATTGACCTCGAAGGATGCGATGGAGTTGAATTTGTGATCGCTGCAAGTACTCTTGCAGATACAGACGCAACTTTTGACGTAGCACTCTATGCTGATGACGCTTCCGGCATGGGAACAGAGGCTGAAGTAACTTCCGCCGATGAACTCTATGGAACCGTAACTGACTGGACTTTTGCGGACGATAATACTGTCCGACAGTTCGGCTATAGAGGCGCAAAAAGATACGTTCGCGTGAAAATCACCCCTTCAAATAACTCAGGAACCGGTGAATTTTGCGTAATCGCGATCAAGCACCTCAAAAAGGTAGGATCTACCTTGTAGTAAAAATGCTGGACCACGTACTTGTTCGCGTGGTCCAGCACTCAGTTTTTTAGAACATGTTTTAGCTATATGACGAGGAGAACGATATGGCATATTCCTGTAAAGTACATAAAGAGTCTGGCGGAAATGAACTTCACATCGAAAGCGGTGGAGTGCTTGATATTAAAACTGGCGCTGTAATAAAAGCGAATGGCACACAAGCTTCCGTTATTTCGAACGCTTCAGTGGCGCATAATTTGAATTCTACTTTTTCCGATACGGAAGCCGAAGCCGCATTAGACGCTTTGGGCGGGAAAATAAATTCAATTATAGCGGCTTTAAAGGGCGCTGGAATCGTAGCACTTTCTTAAAAAAAAAGGGTGTGA